TGCTGTCACACTGCCGGTTGTGCTTTCGCTGCCTGTGCTGCTCTCGCTGCCTGCTTCTTGGCTGTTCTTGGCGCCGCTCTGGTTGCTGTTCGTTATGATGCCCGTTAACATGCTTAGTCCTTGCATGAGGTATGGCATAAACCTTAATAATGTTTCCATTCAAAAATAGCCCCGCTTTTGCGGGGCTTCCTCCTTTCTTAGATTCTCTCGATGCCCGGGATGCTATAGATAGGCATTTCGCGATACCAATCTTCTGTGAAGTAGAAGTCACACAAGAATTGGTGGCTTTTTGCGCTTGTTACTGCAATCGTTCGGTCGATGTTCTCCTGTCCCTCTTGGATCCACTCTGCCGAGAGACGCGGAAGAGCGTTATAATCGTCTGCATAGTGCCATGCATCCAGACTTGTCTGGTAATTGGATCTCATTTCTCCGGTTACGTAGGAAGGCTTGTAGCGGTAATCCGCCCATGCCTCTTGATATCCAAAGATTTCGTCATCTTCGGTTGTGCCCTGTGCATAGATTTCACGGTTATATACCGGCTGCTCGCCCAGTGCTGCTAGTCTCGGGTCGTAGTAGGTGAACCGCCCGCCACGTGTCCACTTGGTTGCCAGTCCCTGCTGGTAACTGTGCTCTACTCGCACTACTGCCAGACCGATGATATAGCCGTATTCGGTCGCCGCATAGTCCACCATTTGCTTGCTGCACGTGGTCAGACTGTATGCCGCCGTATTGCCCAGTGCCTGTTTGGTTGTCGGGTCTGTCTGGCTCGTCTGGACAACCTGGTTGATATTGATCGCGATGCGTTGGCCGCCGATGTATTCAGGAATCTGTAAACGGCTGTCCGGACTTGTCACGCCCCATGCGCCGGAAAGGAACTCGCGGTAGCGCGTGCCGTTGCGTGCATCTGCTTCAAAGATGTGCTGCAAGGCAATAGCCATGCGCAAATCCTGAATGCTGATTGCGCTTACTCCGCTGAGGTCTGTGTACAAAAAACCGCCTCCGCCGATTTCGTTATCCTTTTTTCCCGTGAATTGCATTACTTTTTTGTCTGTTGCTCTTGCGTAAGTTAACGTTCCCGGGGTATTTAGATTTTGGTTCACGGCTATTACCATTTCTGGCCCATTGCCCGTTTCTAGGCTTGGAATTGGTTTACCATTTATATCTCCTAGTTTAAGTGGTGCATTTCCCGTCAGGCTGATTTCCACAGGGTTAACAGGGTTATTTTTCAACGGAGTAGGAAGACAGGATGTGAAGTAGTCGTGGAATTTTCCCACCTTTGCCGGTTGTCGTGCGTATAAGATCGCTTCGTTTGTGTTTGTCGTTAGTTTTGGTTTGTTTGCGTAGTAATCTTTTGTTGCGTTCCCGGGATTTGTTTCTTTTCCTCCGCTATCTTCTTTTTTGTACCCTAACATTAACGGCGCTTCAATATTTTCATCTCTAAACCATTCGTTATATATCATGGCGTAGGCGCGTGCTGGCAGCGCGTTCACTCTGATTTTGTTTTTTACTCCGGTAGGCAGTCCGAAATAGTCGCCAATGCTGCCGTTGTTAAGTCCGCTCTCCCCACCAATTTCGCATTTGGGTGTGCTGTATTCCATCTTTTGCGCCCAGTAGTCGGTGTCATTCTCGCCGAACATGTTCTCCCAGTGTTCCCACAGCAGACGGCATGGAACAAAGAAGAAATATGTGTCCATGTATGCGTTATCCATCACCGGATAGATGGGCGTACTCATACGGATAAGTCCGTTCAGGCGTACACGTGCTGTATCACCCGGAAGCACTTCATCGCAGTAGATGGGCACCAGATCGCCTTCGTTGATGGTTGTCAGTAGCTGATGGCTTCTGTCAAATTTGCTTCGTGGTCGTTCCATTCGCGGCACTTGCGCGAAATGGTTTTCACTGTTTCGGTTCGTTTTCCTTCACCTCTTCCTTTTTTTCTTCTGGCTTCGGCTGTTCGGTCTGCTGCACCTGTTTCAGCTGTTCCATTGTTTCGGCTGCTGCTTCTGCTTTTTCGTGCATCGTCATGATGTCTTTCGGCAGATTTTCGAGTTCAGTGTTTTCGGTGTACACCATGCTCTTTGCCTTGATGCTCGTATCCCCTGCTTCCAGCCGTGCGATCGCGCTTGCAAGGTCGTAGCCCTCGCCCGCTTTCTGGATTTTTTCGTATGTGTCCTCGTCCGGCTGCTCGATGTAGTCGGTTGTGCCGTTCGGTCGTTTAACTGCTTTCCACGTTGGCGAGGTCTTGCTGCCCGGATTGTTTGCCGCTCTTTCGGTCGGCAGTCCGTAGTATCTTACCATCACATCAGGATTTAGCATTTGTCGTCTCCTTCAGGTCGATGAGTCGTGCGATGTGTTCAGGCATTGCCTCGCTCATGTAGCCGGTTTCCGTGTCGAATTCGCCCAGTTCTACGAGTGAAATATCTTCAATTTCACTCGGTTTGCTTTCGTTGGCCTTCCATCGTGCCGTCCGGACTGCCTGTGCCCTGTTGTTCTGCAGAAACGGCTGAGAGTAGCCGTTGGTCAGTGCATCGTGGAATGAGTAGAATTTCAGTTTCATGTTTTCTCCTTTATTCTTTGTCTTTGTTTGCGTCTTTCAGTGCGTGGTAGATTTCATCTAGCTTTTCAAGGATGTTCATCATCAGCGCGATTGCTTCTTTAACGTCCTTGACTTTGATTAATGCCATTAAGTCACCTCCTTTCTTTGTTTTGTATTGCTTACAGTCGGATGCCGCCGCGTGAGACCTTCGGTCGGACGTTGACATTTTTTACCCTCTTTGCTGTCTGGGTAAAGCGTCTTTGATCGCCTCGACCTGCTCCGCTTCTGTGTGCCATTGTTACACCCCCTTTCTGTATTTTTCATTTCTTGTGTCGAAATGCACCCAGTTTTCATATACGATGATTCCGCCGCTGTTTGGTACGATGCTGTTTAGCACTTTTGCAAGTTCCTTTGGCGTTACTCCGTTCGCTCTGATGTCTGCTGCCATGCCTCTCGTATGGTAGCTGTATTTTGCTCCTCCTACTTTTTTGTTGTGGTTTATTGTGCGGTATCCGCTTGTGATGACGATTGGTTTATTGATTTTTTTTCTTGCGATCTCTAGAATGACTGCTAAATAATCGTCAACAAATACGATTGGTGTCCCGTCTTTGCAAGCGAATTCTTTTACTTTGAAGTGGTCTGTGATTTGTTCGTTTCCTTGTTCTTCTACTACATATGCTTTGATTTCCATGTTTAATTCTCCTATTCTTATTTTACTATGTTTTTGATTTTTGTCAACTTTTTAAAACTCAAATGTTTGGTCTATTCTGTAAAGCGTTACTTTTGTTACGTTTGTTTCCTCTCTGCATTTTTTTGCTTTTTCCTTGGCGTCTTTGGTTGTCTCTATCCACGTTCTTTGTTCTTTTGTACCGTTTTTGAAATATACTCTCACCAAAAATTTGTACTCTTTCATATTGCTTACCTCTCAAAACCATGCTATTTTTTTCTCTTTGTCTAATTGATTGATTCTTTGTCTTGTGAGTTGCCCTGATCGGCTCTCCCATTCGCCCGTTTTTTTGTTTGTGGTGTATGGTTCTCTCATGAATCCTCCTATACTAGGTGTGTATCCGATCACCTTTCCTTTTTCGTTGTATTTGTATGGCATAATGTTTGCCCCCTTTCTATGATCTATTATATCATAAAATTTTACATTTGTCAAGTTTTTATTTTTTGCGCAGGTCTTGCTCCTTTGTTTTGAATGGCGCTTTAGCGCCTTGCCGTGCGTAGCGTATGCGGAGCTCGGCTAATCCATTCCTTGTTAGCGCTGTGCGCGTTATGCTTTCGGCTCACGCCACTTTTGCTTTAGCTTGTCTTTTTCTTTCTGAATGTTGAGATAGGTTTCATAATCTACACTTGTGTTTTGCTCGAGATTGACCAAACTTTGTATTGCGCTGCGTCTGCGTCTGGCTCTAACCTCTCTCAGCTCGTCAGAATGTGCCCTAAAATAGTTTTCTGTGTCTTGGCTGGTATCTTTATCTAGAATCTTATCAAAATAGCGCGGAGGCCTTTTCTTGCGGCCTCCTGCACAGATGATGCTATCTGTTTTCAAGATTTCGTTTTTGTGTTCGTTCAGATACTTTTCGCCGATGCCTTTCGACATGATGCGGAACTCTGGCTCTCGGCCTTCCATCCAGTATTTCGCCGCTTGCTCTGCGCCTATGGCTTTTTTGTTGACGTATTGTGCCACATATGCGAAACTTCCCGGTTGCGCTGGTGAAAAGTCTATCATGCCTTTGCCCCAGATTTTTTCTAGCCACTCGCTTTTAAAATAGCTGTTGCCCTTTTGGTTTTTATACCATTGTGCATCCGGTGGTTTTAGTCCAAATACTATTGCATGGTAGTGCGGTCTTTTTGTTCTGTCGCCATATTCAGCAGCTAGGAAATATTTTATTGGTTTCTTGTATGCTTTTCGTAGCCGCTTTATAAATAGCTGCACGTCTCGTTTGCTTACTGTCTGACTTTGAATGCTTCTGTAGCCTTTGATAATCTCGCCGTATGGGATATGTTCATCGTCATATGTCAGCGTTAGAAAAATCACATCGTCCCATTCTTTGGCCTCTAGCTCTATTCTGGTTGCCCATTGATCAGCCATCTGTTTTCTGCAATACTCACACTTACCGCATGGTAACAATGCGAATTTTCCTTTTTTGATTCCGTCCATGATGTCCGTTTGCAGTCCTTGTTTGGATAGGTTTTCCAGACTTCCCCACAGTTGCGGTTTTTTCGTGTCCATCTGAAATACTAATGGTTTTGTACATGGCATTTTTGTTACCGGCACAAGCTTCCTTGTCTATCTTGTGCCGGTTGACACCTCGCTTTCTTTATATATTAACTTGTTGTAGTAGTAGTAGTAGTAGTGTTGAAAGTGTTGAAAACTCGTTTTTTTAACGCTTCTACGTTTATTTATTGCCTTTTTTCCTGTTGAATACTTTGTTGAAAACTTGTTGAATTGTTGAATGTTCGTCATTTTGACGAATTTCTTTGTGCAACTTGTTGTTGAAAACCTGTTGAAAGTGTTGAAAACTCAAGTTTTCCACATTCTTTATTTTTTGGATTATTGTTACAAAAAGGGGGGATGTTTTGCCATCCCCCCTTCCTTTCTTATTCTCCTCTGTATGCGTCAAATTTTCTAGATCGGTATTTTTCAATCTGTTTTTCTGCATATTTTTTTGCTGCCTTGTCAATACTTTCTTTGGCTGCTTTACCAGCCTTTTTTACAGCGTCTTTTGCTGCTTTACCAGCATCCGCAAGGCCTGTGCTTAACTTGTTAGCTGTATAGGTGTACTGTTGCACCTGTTTTGCGCTTGAGCTTGCCAGCTCGCTTGCTGCCTGCTCCCAGCTTTTCGCGCTTTTATACTGTTTTGCGCTGGTGCTCTGTTTTGCTAGCTGTAAGTATTTGTCTGCTAGCTCTGCTGTGTTGTTGCCATATTCGTACATTGCGGATACGCTTGCGGCTTGTGCGCTCTGCTGGTTATAACGTTGGCTTCCAATGCTTGCAGATGCTCCTGACGGTGAGCTTGTTGCGCCGTTGGTCGCTGCTAAGATAGGATTGATGCCCGCTGCGATCATATCTTTTACAGTGTCTTGATAGGCTGTCCCGCGCATTTCCTTCTGAAACGCTCTTTCTGCTGCTGCTTCTGCGCTGTTGTACTTCTTGGCGCTTGCTTGGCTCCCGGCGTTTGCGAGGTTGCTCAGTAGTCCGCTCATCATTTGCAGTGCGTTTGCGGTGTTTACACTGCTCTGGTTGCCAAATGTGGCAATGCCTGTTGGTGTGCTGATTTGTGCCGTTCCGATCTGCTGCGGTGCTGTCACACTGCCGGTTGTGCTTTCGCTGCCTGTGCTGCTCTCGCTGCCTGCT